CCGCACCACGGACTCATGGCCCATCCATCGTGATGGGCCTTTTTTGTCGTGGCGGGGTCGGTGGTCATTTCAGGACGTGACGCCGGATCCCGGTGATACCGGACGGTAGGTTTGCGGGCTGACCGTTTTCGTCCGTCTGTTCGAGGAATGGGGCAGCGCTCTGGCCGGTTACCTTGAGATAGTCGACTTCGACCTTGGCTGTGTCGACCAGGACGCGAGCGACGTCCGCAACAGCGCGGGCCCGCTCGATCTCCATCGGATTGTCCCGGCTGCGAAGGTCTGCCAAGGTGTCGAGCAGCGCTTGGCGAACGGTCGAGATGTTGTTGCTCATGACTGGCTTTCCTTTGCCTCTCGGGCAATGCGGTTGACTTGTCGTGTGATCGCACCCTTGAGCTGCATCAGGCCGGCCAACTCTGGCGAGTGCGATCGCGGATGATTGCGCCGGGCGAGGTCTGCACGACTGACCAGCTCGAGGGCGTCGAGGGTGATGGCATCAAGATCGGATGATCTCCGACCAGGCAGAAAGCAAATGACGTGTCCGGACGGCACGGGACCGTTCGCGTCTTCCCACACCAGGCGATGCACGGCAACCCAACGGCGTGCCGGTACCGGATGGTCGTCGGTGACTTTGCGCTCGAGGTAACCGTCTTTGCTGACGCGGTGCGATCCGATTGGCACGTAGTTGTGCTGAGCGGCGCCGTGCATCTCGCCCTTCTTAAACTGCGTGCGACGGCTGTTCGGGTGAGTGCCACAAATCCCGGGCACGCCCTTATTCCAGGACGTCTGGCCCTTCACAAACCGGCTCGACTTGCCGCGCTTACCGTCGGTTCGTCCCGACTCGGGGCCCGCGAAGAACTCAGCGCTCTTCCTTACGCCCAGCCGCGCAGCAGTGCAATAGATCTGTGACACGGGCCTGCCGAGTAGTCTCGCTACGTCCGCCGCTGTCCTGTCCGGGTAGAGCCTGGTGAGCAGCGCCTTATCTTCTTCGCTCCATGGCTTGGAAGCGGTCATACGGCCCTCCGGCAGTCGCCCAGCATGATCTCGTTCTGCCTCATGCTAGGATTCCTCGGATTCCTGGGGATCTGATATGTCGAACTACTTCTTCGTTGCGCGTAGCCGCTTTAACCCTGGCGAAACACTTGGTGGCGGCCATTTTGGTGATGGGTTTAAAGACTATGTTTTCAACGATCAGTCCCAAGCAGGAGCCCTTCAGGGGTGGCGTCTTGCGAGCGAACTCATTGTTGAGGACGTGCGCAAAAGATTCTTTCCCGACAGGCCAAGCCGTCTCAAGTGCTCCTTCGCCTGGGTACGTCAGAGCGATGCGGAAATGAATCTGCCCGTAGGTTTGTTTGTTCACGAAGTTCGGCTCCAAGACCCGAATGCTCCGGTGTTCGTCGCGGATTTCACTCTGATGAGTGCGGCAAGCCGTTTCGCTACCTCCGATACTTTCATTTCTCTCTCCGAAGCGGTTGCGCACAAGTACTGGACGGGCGGTAGCCCTCAGCTCGCTGAAGTATTGACGTTGTCGCCTTTGGTGGTCGTGAAATGTTTGACGTAAGCGGTCAAATGAAGCGGCCGGCACCCGTGCTAGGATTTCTCGAAACCAAAGGAGACTTGAATGACAATTGATCCACGAAAGATTGAGTCGATGAACATCCTCGCTGAGGGGATCCGTTCTTTGTTCCCAGATAAGGTCGAGTTCCACCGTGCGCCGGACGCACATCGAAACTTCTTCTTCGATTGGCCGCTCGAGGGGCAGCCCGAAGACCTTACACAGCAATCGCGGACTTTTTCGATTCACTTTTCTGATCAGTTTCTCGAACAGTTTTCGTCGTTGAACAAGGCGGATAGGACAAAACACATTGACGCACTCCGGAAAATCGTTGCAGATCACCTTGAGAATTTCGACGATGGGCGCAGCACTCAGCGATATCGGGTGAAGGATGCATACGTCGTCGACGTCACGCACGATTTGGCGATCTAGCGGCATCACGCCCCCTTAGCGCCGTCGACGCGCTTGAACTCGACCGCCCACACCCACCGGTTATCGCTCCACGAACCGGCGCCGTAGAGGCTTTCCCAGCGATCCCGATACATCGCACGCGGCAACGTGTCGTCGTCCCGCGCCGAAAACATGACGCCGGCGGCGCAGCCATTAAGCCCGATACCTTCGGCGATGCAGTCCTCATCGCTGATGGCGTTCAAGCGTTCAATGCGCACGCCGGTCACGTCGAGCAACGTGCGTGCTGCCGAGCGCGGCATATGGATGGAAGGGCGCCAGGCGCGATACTTCCCTTCCGGCGACTTCTCGCCATCTGGCCCGTGTGGGTCATCGAGGTAGTCGGCGCGATAGAAGACGAGACAGTCATCGTCATACGGCCCAAGCGGGTAGTTGCTGTGCTGCCACGTCTCGCGCACCCATAGGCGGTCGCCTGCGAAGCCAAACGGACTCAAATCGTTTTCGGGAAGCGCAACGTACTCGGGCGTAAAGTTGTCCGGCTGAAGTAATTCCAGCGCGAAGCCCTTCACCACACGCCGCGTCTGCGTCTTCGAGCCGTCGAGGATTGCGCGCACCATAGGCGCGCTGAAGAGGATGGGGCGCTCTTTCACGCATCCCCCTTCGCTCGCTTAGCGGCAATGGTGGCGACATCCATCGCGTGCGGATGACCGATCGCTGTGAGCAATTCGCGCGTAGCGATCATCATGTTCGTGCTGGCGTCGAAGTAATCCGCCTCCGGCGTGTTGGCGGCGTCGCACAGCGAGTCGATTCGGCGATGCACAGTCTTGGCGCGCGCTTCGATCTCCCCGCCATCCGCCGACAGCGCGGCGCGGGCGTAGTCAACCATCTGGTGAGCGGAGTAAGCGTGCGAGACTGGCTCATTCGTCACGGTCAAGCCAGCGAATACGGTCGGATGCGGCAGCACCGGTAACTCCCGCGCATCCCCGCCCACCTTCGCGGGAGACGCCAGCGCTTCAATCTGGTCGCCCATCGCCACGTTGTCGCAGCACTCGCCGCACCCGCGAGAATTCAGGTTCCAACTCGTCTGTCCGCCGATGTCCCATTTCCGCCAGTACGCGCCGCACACGTTGCAGCGGTGCGTCGGTTCAGCGCCGGGGATGAGCGATGTGTCGGCACGACGTTCCAGCAATGCAACGCGCGCACGCAGGCGCTCGATTTCATCAGCGGCAAGACCGGTATAAACGCCGTCCATCATGCGCAGCGTCGGAACGATGTCATGGTTGCTGTCCATTATTCGGCTCCCAGTGCCAACAGGCGGTCGCGTTCCTCGTCCGGCATCTTGGTGACGATGGCGGAAATCTTGATGGCTTTGTCCCACGGGATTTTCTTTCCGTGCGCCGCGACCCACGCGTCGATCAAGTGCGACGCCAAGAATTCCGGCGGCGTCAGTTCGTCGGGGTTGTCTACCGTTACCTTCGCGGGAGACGAGAGGGCGGCTTGCGTCGGTTCACTGGCTCGCCGCATCACTGCTTGCAGATACTCGTGGCGAGCAATCTCCTTTCCGGCGTACGTCAGCACCCACACGGCGCCGTGCTTGCGAGCCTTCCAGCTACCGTAGTCCCACCATTCGCAGTCGCCGGAACTATGACGCGTCCATACCGCGTTCGCGGGAACCGGCTGCGGTTCTTTCGCCACCTGCGGCGCATCTACGTCGGGTAAGGGCGCGGGCACACCGCCGAGCGTCCATTGCTCGGTGCGCAGCCGATGCTCGATTTCCTCGCACGCGAGATCGAATGCCGCGCTGGCTTGCGTGGGTAGGTCTGGATTAGAAGTGCCGAAATGCTGATCTCGTACAGCCTTGATGATCGCGAGAGTGCGTTGCTGCTCAAGAGCCACGGCGACCTCAACGACATCGCGCTCGCCGCCATTCACGGGCGCGGCGTAGAGGGGGGACGCGAGCATCGCCGCAAGCCAGCGCTGCACGCCTTCCTCTGTGACGGTTTCTCCCTCGCAGTGATCGACCAAATAGCACGCGAGATTCATAGCCGCCTCTTGCCCTGCGCTCTGTGCGGCTGGCGTGGGGGCGGCGGCATGAAGCGCCTGTTCAAACGCGCATAGCCACTTGAACCTGTCTCTACCCTCCGCACGGAACCGAAAGTTTGCCTCTTGCTGCGCGCTATTGATCCATGAGCCGTATTCCGTCGTGCCTGGCTCGGGGCGCGCATCAAACGTCACGGTCTTGATGGCGTTCATGCTGCCGCCTTCGATCCACCGACGCAGTGGTCGGCGATCCAGAACGTGGTGATGGATTCCGGCATCTGGCCGGGCGCCGACTTCATGCTCATGAAGACCAGGGCGGTGTCGATGTCGCCTGCGTGCGCCAGGTCATCGAGCCAATACAGCAGGTTGTCGCGCTCGGCGCCGACCAGTACATCGGCGCGGTCGAGCATCAGCACGCGCACGCCGGACAGGTGGGCGATGGCCTCGGCGATCAGGGCGTCGGTGCGCCACTTCTCGGACTCGGACAGCAGGGCGTAATCGCGGCCGGCGGCCGTGATCGACATGTCGGCATCGATGGACACGCACGACCAGCCAGCGGCCTCGGATTGGGCCTCGGCCCGGGCGTTGATCGGCCCGAGGGCCTCGGCGAGCAGTTCGGCGGGGATACCGTCCGGGCCCAGCGCGGTCGCGAGCGCGTCCCACGCGGTGACGTCTGCGTGGTGCTGTGCCGCGCGCTTCGTCTTCGCGTCGGCCTCGGTGACGGCCCGTTGCGAGGCTTCGATGCTGGCGACGATCTCGCGCGCCTTCGCGGCCTTGTCCTTGGCTTCGGCATGGGCGCGCTCGACGTCAGCTTGTGCCGGGGCGTCACCGGCCGCATCCGCTGCCGCGTCTTTTGCGATCAGATCCAACTGCGCCGCCGCATCGCGTGCCCGATCGAATTCCGCCTCGCGGCTCTTCACGGCGTTCTGCAGCACCGTCAGGCTCTTCTCGTACTCGGGCAGGCTCGAGGCTGCATCCTCGTTGCGCTCGACCGGTGCGTCGGCCGCCAGCTTCCCGGCGAGATAGCGTAGCAGCGCGCCGCACTCGGGGCAGGTGCAAGGCATGCCATCGACCTTGCCGCCGGCGGCGGCGCGCAGCGCTTCGACCTTCGGCAGAAACTCAGCCAGCTCGGCGCGGGCACGCTCAATCGATTCCTCAGCCTTCGGCAGCTTGGCGGCGGCCTCGCGCAGTTGCGTGGCGCGCGCGTCGCGCTGCTGGCGCTGACGGTCTGCCGCGGCGATCTCGCCGAGTTGCCGTTGCAGGTCCGCCGCCTCGCGCTCGAATGTGTCGATCGTCTCGCGACCTTCGGCCAGTGCGGCAGCGAGTTCGTCGGGATCCTCGCTACCTTCCGGCGCTATTGCGCGCCAGGTGTTCGCCTTCACGCTGCCATACGTCTCGCCGGTGACTGCGCGCCATGCGCCCTTGGCGGCCGTTGCCTTCGACTGCGCTTCGCTCGCCGCAGCGTCGAACCCGGCGCGTACCAGCGGCAGCACCGCTTCGACCTTGTCGCCGGTGATGCCGCGAGCGGCGAGGCGCTTTCGCACGTCGTCGGTGCCCACCGTCACGCCCATCAGGTCGAACAGGAACGTGCGGCGCGCTTTGGCGTCAAGACTGGCGAAGCGTTGCGCGTCCAGCACGAACGGCGTGCGCGGGTCAGCCGGGATCGTCTGAGTGATCTTGCCGCCGGGCAGGGCGACGTTGTTCGCGCGCCCGCCGTCGGCCACGACTACGATAGAGCCCGATTCGGCGCCGTCATGCACCAGGCGGCCGTATTCCTTCTTCAGCGAGACGCGCACGCTTTCGCCGGCCAGCGCCAGGCGCACGGCGTCCTGAATGCTCGACTTCCCGGCGCCGTTCGGGCCGCAGAAGAGGGCGACCGGCGTGCGCAGCTCGACGTCGGCCGTGCGGATGCCGAGGAAGTTGGTGGCGTGGATGTGGGTGATCTTCATGCGTGGGCCTCTTCGTGTCCGAGGATGTCGCGGGTGCCGTCTGCCTTGGCAGCCGAGACGAACGAGCCTTGTTCGAGCATTTCCAGCAGCCGGGCTGCGCGGTTGTAGCCGATGCGCAGATGGCGCTGGATCATGCTGATCGACGCTTTGCCTTCGGCGCGTACCAGGCGGATCGCCTGCGGGTAGAGTTCGTCAAATCCGGCGTCGACTGCGCTGAACGAGTCACCGAAGCCGAGTTCGCCGTTCTGCGGTGACAGAAGCACGTCGATATCGTCCTGCAGGAACTCGGCGATGCGTGCCACCTCGTCCGGGCTCGGCTTGAAGGTGGCGAGCATGGTGAGCGCCACCTTGAAGCCGTCCTTCGGCTCGATCGCGAACTTCTTGACGCGGACGGCGGTGAACACGCTGCCGACCATTTCGAGTCGGTAGTCGCTGAGTTCATGCGTGAACGTGATCGGGCCGAGCGCCTTGTTTCGCACGGCGCCGTTCGAGAAGAACGCGAACGCCGGCAGACCTTCGTCGAAAGCGGACATCACCTGGTAATCGGTGACGGCGCGCAGCTTGAGGTCGAGCACCAGCTCTTGTTCGTCATCCGGCCCTTCCTTGCGGGTGTTCAGGTGCTGGATGACGGCTTTGCCGCTGAATTGGAATTTCTCCATGGCTGTTCGTCTCAGTCAGCGTTCAACGGCGCGCGTGTGCGGCGGCCAGCCGGCGCGGCGGTGCTCGGCTCTTCAGCGGCCTGCGTCAGTTCGCGCATGCGGCGGGTGGCGACCTGGTTCAGCGTGGCCTTTTGCGCCTCGTCGGGGATTTCCGCAATCAGGCTGCGGGCGAAGTCGAGTTCCTCGACGCTCTTCGCGCCGAGCAGCTCGCGGTTGACGCCTTGGAACGTGGGGACGTCGCGGTCAGCATCTTCGCTGTCGTCGATATCGAGGCCGGGTTGCTGGCCGTCGTCGGTCGCGCTCGCCTGCTGCGCTTCCTGTTCGCCAGCCACGTCTGCCGGTTCGGCGCGCGTGGCCGCCGGGGTCGCGTTGGCGCGCATTTCGCTCATCGTGGTTGACTGCACGACATACGAGCCGTCTGGATTCAGGTCGATGATGTCCTGTGCTTCCTCGACGGTTTGCAGGCCCATCAGCAACTCGGGGGCATAGAGCTTCCCGAAGAAGCTGGCGGTGCGGTAGCGCAACATCACTTCGTCCATCGTCTGCCACTTGCTGCCGTTTTTCGTGTACCAGCCTTCCTTCACGGCCATTTCGATCGACACCGGCGGCGATTCGATGCGCTCGCCGGTTTCCTTCTCGATTGCCCAGGCGATGCAGACTTTGTCGGTGATCGGGACGTTGGTGGTGCGCTTCTGCTTCTGGCCGTTGTCCCAGTACGTCTCGGTGTACGCGACTTCCTTCGCGCCGAGCGACTTGATATCGAAGCGCAGCGGCGAGAATCGGCCGCAGCCGTTCACCGCGGCGATGATCCATTGCGACGACCAGGACGGGCGACCTTCAACGATGTAGAGGTTCTGCATGACCATCAGCGGATCCGCGCCCATGCGCTGCGCCATGTTGAGCGCGACGACGGCGTTCGCGAGTGCATTCGGGTTGTCGCGCGATTCCTTCACATTCCCGAAACGGTCGAGCTTTTCGATGGTCTTGCGGTACGCGACCGGCACCAGCGTCGACGAGGCGAGCAGGTTGGCGGCACGCTGCATCAGTTCGAACGACTGCGAGGTGGCAAAACCCATCGTGACGACGGGGGCGGGTTCGCGCACGGCGGGCGCGCGCATCTGTTCCAGGGTGGTTGTTGCGCCCATGATGGTTAGGCTCCTTTGCGGGTGGCGGTGTAGGCGTCGCGATCCACGACGGTCACGGTGCGGCGATCTTCGACGTTCTTCGCGCCCTCGCCGAATTGGTGCTGCATGCTGCGAATGAAGCGGTCCCGATCCCACACGCGGTGTTGCGTCACGATGGGGCTGTGCTTGCCAGACGGGTCAGTCAGGCGGATGAAAAGGTCCTGTGCGGTCATGGCGGTGGCTCAGTCGTGGAACTGGCAAGTGGCATAGCGCGGGCAGTACTTCTCCGAGCACAGCAGCGATTTCGGGTTGGGATAGAAGCGGCCGGTCTTGAACATGTCGGCCGCGAACTCGATCAGGCCCGGCGTCGACTCGGTGCCGAGCATGGCGCGCTTGGCGTTCTTGATCGTGCCGGTGGCGATTTCGAGCGTGCCCTTCGTCTTGAGTCCAATGATTTCGGCGTCGTCGCCGATCACGTCGCCCGTCGAGTGCTCGTAGAGAATCTCGTACGTGCCGATCTGCGGGCCGTGGCCCTTCGTGACGGCCGCACCTTTCTGCACGGCCGCTGACCCACTCTTGAGGTCAGCGATACCGACGCCTTCAGCCGTGCGACGCACCCGCGCACGGTCCATCGTGCCGGTGAGGCGGACGATGATCCCGTTGCCGCAGTCGATATCGAGCGGCTTCGTTTCCATTTCCACGGCCACGAACTCGAACTGCGGCGAGATCTCACGGCAGTACTTGGTCAGCAGCGTGATGCCGATGCGCTCGGCTTCGGACATCGTCAGATCGTCCTGCGACGCGTCGAACTCGTTTTCGGGGTCGCGCAGCTTGTCGATGAACGTGCCAGCGGCGTCGTCCGCAGTGAGGCCCGTGCCATCGAGGCGGCTCTGATCGAACACGGCAGTGCCGGCGTGAATCGCGGTGCCGAGCGCGGCGCGCAGGCCGACTACGTTGCGCAGCTTGAGCAGGTGGATGCCTTCCCAGCGGTACGAACAGTCGAAAAGTGCGCCCCAGCTCGAAGCGCGAACGGTGTAGATGCTTTGCATGGCGGTTCTCTCAGTGGATGCGGACAAACTCCGGGCCGGTGGCAAGCCAGCGGCCGGTAAGGCGGTAGCCGGCGGCGCGCTGCAGGCGCACGTACTCGGCCCAGGTCAATTCGATGTGCACGGTCAGTTCTCCCAGGTGGTCAGGCAGTACGTCGTGGCGTGCGCCGCGCGGCAGGTGTTCCAGCTCTCGACCTCGCGCCACGCGACGAAGGCGAGGGCGGCAACGATCAGCGAGAGGGCGAGCGCGAAGCGCGCCGCGGCGGCCATTACGCGGTGCGCCCGTAGGACGGGACATCGGCTGCATACGACTCGGCGCTGTACTTGAAGATGCCGACGAGCAGGAACAGGAAGGCGAGGACTGCGAGCATGCGCGCGCAGAATCGGCCGAAGTCGAGGGCGAGGCGGATCATGCGGCACCTCGGGCGACGATCATGGCGTCGGCGATCTCAAACGAAAATTCGACGACCCACTCGACGAACGGACGGTCACGCTCGTCCTTGGTGAACTGGCGGGCGAGCAGCCCCTGAATCGCTTTCGCCGCGAAGTAGTCGCGCAGGGTCATGCCGAGATTGATCGTCGGGCAATCGTTTAGATCGCCGCACCACGGAAACGCCGGACCGCCGTTTTTGATCGTGGTCATGCCGCCTCCTCGTCGTGGGCGTATCGAACTTCCAGCTTGAAGTGCGTTGCCTTGTGAACGTCGCGCATGTGGTCTGCGAGGCCCGCCGGCTTCACGCGGCGACCGCAGTCAGGGCAGTAACGCTTCGCCGCCTTCTTCGGCAACTCGTGGACAGGTTCGTCTCGGCAGTCGCGGCAGCGGCGTGGGAAGCCCTCGCCAGCACCGTCAAGAGCGACGCCACACCCCTCGCAGAGAGTGCCGTCCAGCATCATTTCGGCGATATCGCCCATCTCATTCCCCCGTAGAACGTCGCACGAGCAGGCGGCGCAGGTCAGCGCTGATCGACTCGGGGTCGCGCAGCTCGTCGCGCGCTTCCTCGATCGTCAGGTCGTACCGTTCCGCGTAGGCAGCCAGATCGTCGGCCACGTCGAACGAGGAATTGAGCTTGCCCTCCTCGAAATCCTCGACGTAGCTGACGTTCATCGCGCTGGCCCCTTCATGCGTTCACTTCTGGACGCGCTTTCGCGCGGCTGACGCAGCTACCGGTTCCCGGCCCGGCGACCCCGCGTCATGACTCGTCAGTCAGCGGAATGGGGTGGGTTGTGTGCTGCGTTGGAGTGAATAATACGAATGTATTTTATTGGTGTCAATACAAATGTATTTGAATTGGCGAAATTCTTCCGGGATAGCCTCTGGGGTGATCTGGCGAGAACCGCTAAGAAACAAAAATCCCGTCGAAGCGGGCTGGTGGGTGTTGTTGAGTTCGTGGCGAGCGAGCGGCGTGGGGCCGCCGATGCATGGCCACCCCGGCGGACGGGCGGTCAGGCCCTTTCAGGGCAAGCGAGGAGGGAGCGCCGACTATTCCGGCGCATTGCCACGACAAAATGAGGGCGCAAAAAAGCCCGCGCGAGGCGGGCTTTCTGTGGGGCGAAGGGGCTCTTCTATGCCCTACGGGCAGTTCGAAGGAAGGATTCCTCCAAAACGTGCTGAGACAATATCCTGCCGCTGCCGTTAGGCCGACGTGTCATGATTGTCGAAGCTACTCGACTCAGAGCTGAATCCAACAAGCCAGAAGATACGCGCATGCCGCGACGAATGAGGAAGCAGGGTATCGCAATTAGCGCGACCAACCAAATTAGGATGTACTGCTTCGCCATTAGAGCCAAGATTATTTCCGCCGCTCGATTTCGAGCGTACGCGACAACCCGCTGGATATCAGCATCAGTCGTCTCAAACCGTTTTTCCACAATCGCGTCGAACTCTCGTGCCACATCCGGTCTGACACGTCGCCAGGCGACGTGATACGACTGTGTGAAGATTGAAATGCGATTGATGTGGGCGGTATGCGCCGCAATGAGGTTCTGAAGTTCTCTTCGAATTGTCCGAGCGTCGTTGGTATTGATGGAAGAAAGCTGGCGATCCACTTCCTTGCCAAGCCTAGCAAGCTTGTCCTGAGCGTCCGCGCGCAATGCGGGGACCACCGAAAACTGCCAGGAGCACAATATCAAAAGCGCCCCGATGCCCGTCAGTATCAATTCAGCCATGATGTCCTCTGGGAGGGATTGTTGTTATTGTTGTCTGGTCGGCAAAAATGATGCCGAACACTATTATAGACGAAGCGGCAGGTGCCCGAATCAGGGGGACTTCTTACGGCTCCGCTCGAACGCATAGCCCAACGTTGCGACCGCGCCCCAGGCGTAGCCAAGAACGGAGCCAAGGTGCAAGGCGTCAACGAGTTTGGCGATAGCACCGATCGACTCGGCATTCTTGCCCTCCAGGATAGGTTCGAGGCCCTTGAATATAATCCATAACGAGCCGGCAATCGTCGCAGAAACGATGATCGTCTTTGCGCAATTCGTCAGAAGCCCTAGTCTTTCCGTAGCCGCCTGGAGCTTCGCGAGTTCAATTTTGGCCTCATGCGCGTTCAGGGGCCTGGTGGCAGCGACTGCCGGTGCATTTTGCGTTCTTGTCTCGGACACTGGTCGTTCTCTTCTTTTTGGTTCCGGTTGTATTTGATAAAGGGACTTTCGTTGCCGCGGAAATCACCCTCAGCTCACGGCCGGCTAGTTCCCACCACCCGAGCCTGATCCGGATCGGTATGTGCATTTCGTCATTGAGGTGGCCCGAACGCACCTACTTCCGTTCGAGCGATGGCCACTGCACGAAGGCAAAGACCCAGATCATGATCAAATTCAACATCGGGACGAAGGCGAGCAATACCCACCACGGAGAGAACCCCGCTCGCCGGATGATCCGTGCGTATGGGTAGAGCAAAAAGACGACCATGATGAAAAGGATCAGCCAGTGCCAAATGCTCAGGTGCTCCATCGTGTTCCTCCGTGCTTTTGCCGTTGTGTCATTTGGTGAGAATCTTGATGGTCAACCCTTCGGCTTCTGATAGACCTCAAGTTCACCGTTCATGGCATCTTGGAGGATGGCCCAGACGAGGGAGCCTTCCGCCGCGGCAACTGTATCTGTCCTAGCTTTCTGGCCGTCGAGGTAGACCTCTGACTTTACGAAATCACATGGGGCCTCGCATGACACCCTAGTGGTGATCCCATTGTCGATGAGATCGACGCGGTATTTTTTCCCTGATTTTCCCCGATATCGCGCCATGAGCAACGCTTTTGTCATGGTTCCGGCCTTCCGGTCGTCGTCGCTCAATGCAGGCTGGTAGCCATATTCACCATCTTGCTCGATGGCGTAATAGTGAGTTGGCGAAGGGGGCAACGGTGCAGTCTCTGCTGGCGCGGGCCGCTCAGTGGTAGTTTGTGAAATT